CCCAGATTTAGTCCCGTACGAATTGGGGAATCCTGATGCCCGGGCCTAGACCGAAGGACCCAGCCCTCCGCGCCAGGCGAAATAAGGCCTCCACGCACGATGTGCTCGACCCGAACGAGCGAGTGAAAGCGCCCTCACTGACGAAGGACATCCTGGGCGTCGAGATGATCCGGCCGCAGGTGCACCGCTGGTGGCGTGTGGTGTGGCGATCCCCGATGGCCCCGCGCTGGTTGGAGGCGGACGTCGAGGTGCTGTACCTCATCGCCACGCTGCGCAACAAGTTTGTGGGCGATCCGACCCCGACGCTCGCGTCCGAGATTCGGCAGCAGGAAGCGCGGCTCGGTTTGGACGTGATGTCGCGGCGGCGCGCGGACTGGCGCATCGAAAATTCGCGCACCGAACCAGTTTCGCCCGCCCAGGACGTGGCCCAGCCGGTTGAAGTTGAGGCGGATGACCCGCGGAAGCTGCTGAGGGTCGTGAATTGATCCTGATGGTGCCACCCGTCGAGGGGGAGCCATGGCCGACCCTTGGACCGCAAGTCTGCGCCTATATTGAATCCAATTTGGTGTTCGGCCCGGGCGACCTTTCGGGGCAGCCGGCGAAGCTCGACCCGGAGAAGCGGGCGCTGATTTACAGCTTTTACGAGGTCTACCCGGAGGGCTCGCGGGACCCGAACGGCAAATCGATCGCTGGCCGCCGGCGCTTCAGGCGTTGCGGTTGGTCGACGCAGAAGGGCAGCGCGAAGACCGAACTGGCCGCGTGGATTGCGGCGTGCGAGCTGGCGCCGGATGCACCGGTGCGCTGTGACCGCTTCTCGAACGGGCGTCCGCTGGGACGGCCGGTCGTCGATCCGTACATCCCGATGGTCGCGTACACCGAAGAGCAGACGAGCGACCTCGCGTACGGCGCGTTGAAGCACATCCTGGACGAATCGCCCATCCGCCACCTCTTCGATATCGCGGAGGAACGCATCCTCAGGGCTGACGGAAAGGGGAAGGCGGTCGCGCTGGCCGGCGCCCCGAGCGCCCGCGACGGTGCCCGCACGACGTTCAGCCACAAAGACGAAACGCACCGCTGGGTGCTGGAGCGGCTCCGGCGGGCGCACCGCACGATGATCGCCAACCTGCCGAAGCGGTTGATAGCGGACCCGTGGGAGCTGGAGACAACGACCGCCTACACGCCGGGCGAGAACAGTGTCGCCGAGCAGACGATGGAGTACGCGACGCAGGTAGCGGCGGGCGCGATCAAGGACTCGCGGCTGTTCTACTTCCATCGCCAGGCGGGCGAGGGCTTCGACCTGAAGAAGCCGGAGCAGCTTCGCGCGGCCGTCATGGAAGCGGCCGGGCCGACCAGCGCGTGGAAGGACATCGAGGGAATCTGCGATCTGTGGCAGGACCCGGAATCAGACTTCGATTACCTCGAGCGCGTGTACCTGAACCGCCCGATATCGACGGCCGCGCAGGCGTTCAGCGCCGACTGTTGGCGGGCTGGCTCACGGGGCGGAAAGCCGCCGGCACCTGGCGAACTGATTACGCTCGGTTTCGATGGCTCACTGGTGGAAGACTCGACGGCGCTGATTGGGACAGGCGTGGTAACCGGCTTTCAGTGGCCGCTTGGAATCTGGGAGCGCCCCTATCGCGCGGAAAACTGGGAGGTTCCGAAGGCTGAGGTTTCGGCGGTCGTCGATGAGACGTTCCGCACCTGGGACGTGTGGCGGATGTACGCGGACCCGACCTACTGGGAGACGCAGCTCGCCGAGTGGGCGGGCCGCTGGGGCTCGGGGCACGTGGTGGAGTGGCCGACGCGGCTGACGCGCAAGATGGCAATCGCACTGAAGGCGTACGCGACGGCCATCAAGGCTGGGGAGGTCACGCACAACGGCGACCCCGCATTCGCCCGCCACATCGGGGCCGCGCAGAAGATGCAGCTCAGCTTCCGCGACGAGGACGACACGCCGCTGTGGCTGATTCAGAAGGACCGCCCGGACTCGCCGAACAAGATTGACGCGGCGATGGCGGGCACGCTGAGCTGGCAGGCGAGGCTCGACGCGCTGGCGAGTGGGGCCGGTGCCTCGCGGGTGACCGTCCCCTCGATGTACGTGCCGGACGATGGTGACGAGTGAATCAGCCACGCACGGAAGGGCGGTAGCGTTGGGTTCGATGTGGAGCCGCGCACGCGTTTTGTCGGCGCTGGAGGTGGCGTGTTTCGGCGCCATCAGTTGCGGCGGTGCCGTGGCCGGGTACGTGCTGGCCGGCGTTGCGGGTGGCGTCGCATCCGGGCTCATCACCGCGGGCGGCTGCGGCGTCTACCTGGTGAACGTGTATTCACTCCCACTACCGGAGCCCGAGGAAACACCTGATGACTAGCGCCCATCGCATCGCCGCAAGCCGGAAGACCTTCACCATCAGCCGAGACCGGAACATCGCGTTCAGCGGCCCACTCGGTGAAATCGACATGACCGGCACGAGCACCCTCTCGGGGACCCGCATCGATGAACAGCGGTCGCTGCGAATCGCGGCCGTCTGGATTGCCAACACCCTCATCGCCGACGAAGTCTCGTCGCTCGTGTTCAAGCTGATCCACCGCAACGACAAGCTCCGCGTGCCGGTGCAGCCGCCCTCGCTCGCCCCGCTGTGGCACATGCCGAACCCCGACCAGGACGTGCAGGGCTGGCTCGCGACATCGAGCCTGAGCCTCACGCTCTGGGGCCACTCGATCACGCAGCTGGGCTGGCTCAACAACGGCGACCTGGGGCGGATGTGGCCGGTCGACCCGTCGGGCGTGACGCTCGAACGGATGGACGACCAGGGTATCCGCGCGAACGCCGCCGGCCAGGGCACACTCGAAAACCATCCCGGCATGCGCCCTGAGTTCATGAGCATCCCGCTGTACCGCCTGCCGGGTCAGCTCACCCCGATGTCGCCCGTGCGCTACGCGGCGGAGCTGCTCGGGCTGGGAGCGACGTACGACCGGATGGCCTCGAACCTCGCGGGCCGCGGCTTCAACCCGGCGGCGATCCTCACGTTCGGCGCCCCCATCGACGACCCGGTTGCGGAGAAGTTCAGCGCGAATCTCTCGAAGCTGCACGGCGGGGCGAACAACCGGGGCAAGGTGGCGGTCATCGGTGGCATCGACCCGAAGCTGCAGCCGTTCAGCATGAGCCTCGCGGATGCTGAATTTATGGCCCAGAACGACCGCGTGTTCGCGCTCACGATGGCGCTCTGGCGCGTGCCGCCGACGGTAGTCGGGATGGTCGACAAGCCGAGCACGTGGGGCACGGGCGTCGCCGAATTCGCGCGCGGCCTCGAGCGCTTCACGCTGCGGCCGATCGTCCAGCGCCTGCAGTCGGGCGTCGAAACGTACATCCTCCCGTGGGTGGATGACACGCTGCAGTGGCGCGGCCGCTTCGATTCGCTCCTGAGCGCCGCCCCGAAGGACCGGGCCGAGATCCAGCGGCTCAACCTCGCCAACGGCATGACCAGCATCGAGCGCGTCCTCGCCCAAAACGACGAACCACCGTTCGACGACGAGGAGACGCGGTACTCGCCGCTCAGCCAGGCGACGGAAGAAGACCGCGACCTCGAACGTTTGAAGAAGCGGGCGACCGCCGCCGCCGAACTCATCAAGGCCGGCGCGGACCCGGCCTCTGCCTACGCCGCCGTCGGCCTCAACGTCACCCAGGCGGAAGCGCCTGCCCCTGAACCCCCGAAGGCGCTTCCTGAACCTGAAGCCAAGTCGCAGCCCATCGACCTGACGGTGAACGTGGACCTCCCGGCGGTGAGCATCACGAACGAAGCCCAGCCCGCTCCCGAGGCCGCTGTCCGCAAGGTGCGAAAACAGATCAAGCGGGACACCGAAGGGAACATCGCGGAGATCGTCGAGACCGAAGAATGAAGCTCAGTTCACTGGCAGCTGACGCCGCGGCGGATGCGGTGACCGCCCGCGTCGATGGCGGGTATCTCAGGGTGTACGGCGACGTCGCGCTGGTGGTCGAGCTCAGGTTCGCCAACCCCGCGTTCAACCCGGCTACTGGCGGCGTGGCCCGCGCCAATCCGATCGCGAGCGGCTACGCGCGGGGCGGCATCGCACGGACCTTCCGTGCGGTCGCCGCCGATGGAGCGACCGTCGTGTTCGAAGGCACCGTGAACTCGCGGGAGCCGGCCGACATGGTCCTGGGCGACACAAACATCCAGCCGAACGCCCACGTCAGCGTGGACGTGTTCACCTACACCCACCCGAAGGAGCAACCAGAATGAGCAAGGGCAACACCACCGAAAACGACGTCATCGCCGCGATCTTCCACGGCACCGCGTTCTCCTGGGATGCCGAGACCGACCTCGACATCCACCTGCACACCGCGGACCCCGGCGAGGGTGGCACATCGGCCACCAGCGAGTGCACCTACGGTTCCTATGCCCTGGTGACCGTCCTTCGGGACGCAACCGGTTGGGATGTGGCGGGCAACCAGGCGAGCAATGACGACCTGATCCAGTTCCCGCAATGTACGTCCGGCTCCGAGACCATCACCCATGTGAGCATCACGCCGGGGAACTCGACGCAGATTCTCTACTCGGGCGCGCTCGCCAGCTCGCTCGCGGTCTCGGCGGGCATCCAGCCACAATTCGCAATCGGAAGTTTGACAATCACGGAGGATTGATCATGTATCGCTGTTCGAAGTGTGAAGCTCCCGTGGTGGTCCTCCCCGGCCTCGTCGTGCGGCAGTGCGAATGCGCCGCGCCGATCATCGCCGAGATGCGGGCGACGATGGCCGGAAAGGGCGGGGTGTCGGCCTAAATGGGATTCGCGAACGTCGGGGCGCTGGTGGATGCGGAACTCGCGGGGCAGGTGAACCGTTTTTCATTCCGCAAGGTTCCGGCTGTCGTGACCGGTCAGGGGACATGGTACGACTACTCGATGGCTCCAGGTAACCCTTCGCCGCAGTACTATGCGGCTACTCCGCTGACCGCGCAGACCCTCTCCCGGTCGGCCGATGGCGGGTTGCAGCACGGCGGCAATGTCTCACCTGCAACCAAGTATCTGCGCCGCATTTCAATGTCCTGTGTCACGGCAGGCGGTGCCGTCCAGCGGATGTACCTGCTCGACTACTTGCTGTTCTATCCGTTCGTCGACATGGGCACCCCGGACGCGCAGGCGATGGTCAACACGCAGACGCTGACGCGCTACACCGATGGCGAAGGCGTCCAGATGATGGCCGTCCTGGTCGCGCCTCACGGATTGGTGGGGGATTCGTTCTTCGTCACCTACACGAACCAGGACGGGACGGCGGGGCGGGTAACGCCGCTCCACACGATGAGCACGGCCATCGCGGTCAACGGGACGATCCTGACGACGCAACAGGCGGGCCTTGGGCGGGCGGTGTTCTTGACGCTGCAATCCGGCGACCGTGGCGTCCGGTCTATCGAAGCGGTGCAATGCACTGCGGGGACGGATGTTGGTCTGTTCACGATGGTGCTGGTTAAACCGCTCGCCAGCATTTCTCTCATGGAAATTACGGCCCCAGTTGAAAAGGATTTCTTCCTTGATGAGAAGAATCTGCCAGTGATTGTTGACGACGCTTACCTGAATTTCATCACCTGCCCAATGGGATCGCTCTCGGGCGCGGCGCTCAACGGCATTATAGAAACCATTTGGAAAGACTGAAAGGGAGAACCTGTCGATGGCCGGGTACACATCAGTGGATAACATGATCGAAGAGATTTCGGTCAACGGTAAGAAGATTCGCATTGACTGGAACAAGCTCACTCATGCTGTGGGTGTGCAGGCTGCGGGCACGTGGTATGCGCTGTTCCATGCAACTGGCAACCCTGGCGCGGGCGTGCTTGGTGCGGTCGGCACGAACCTCGCATTCCAGGGGCTCTGCGACCGCAGCGCCGGGGCGCTTTATCACGGCGGCGATGTCTCTCCGGACTACAAGAATGTACTCAATGCTTCGGCCGTTTCGGCCGCGGCGACCACGATGCCAGCAACTTTTCAGCTGGTCGACCTGCTCGGCTACTACCCGATCACCACTACCACCACCACCGGCAACCAGGCGCTCATTAACTCCAAGACGTTCACGGCCACGGCTGCCACACCAACCGTGCTGACCCTCGCCGCGACGTGGGACATGCAGACGTACACGCCGATCCGGCTCACGACCACGGGCACGCTACCTGCGGGCCTCTCGCTCGCCACAACCTACTACTGGGTGCGCACGGGCGCGGGCACGGGCAACGTTGCAACCTCCCTTGCAAACGTGGACTCGGCGACCTACGTGGCCTGCTCGGATACCGGCTCCGGCACGCACACCGCGACGATGTACATCGGCGACCGCTGCCCGTCGAACGGTGCGGATGTGCAGGCATTCCTCACTCCATCCACGGCTCTTGGCGCAGGCACGCCGAACATTCAGCTGACCTACACAGACGCAGCAGGGAATACGGGCAACACCACTCCCACCACCCTTCCCATTTCAAACGCCTCTGCCCCAATCGGCCAGATTGAGTATTCGGGCACGGGCGCGGGCAAGTTCGGGCCGTTCATCCCGCGGGCAGCGGGTGACTATGGCATCCGTTCTGTTGAACAGTTCAGCTACTCGGCCACTCACACTTCCGGCGTGACCAATCTTGTGCTTTGCCGGCCAATCTTCTCACTCCCCATGACGACGATCGGCGTGGCCGCGGAACGTGAATTTGTGCACCAGCTTCCATCGCTTCCGCGTATCTTCGACGGCGCATGCCTTGCGTGGCTCATGTACGCGGGCGCCGCCACCCCGGTGGCATCCGGGTTTTTCGGCCACATCGATGTGGGCTGGTCATAGGATGGCGCTCATCGGCAACTATTCGGTTCTGTCCAAGCATCCTGGCCGCGACATCGGCGGCGGGGCGACCGGGCTGGGGATGAATCGAAGCGACTGGCGCAAGAGCAGCTTCTGTGCGCACTTCTTCAGCGGCGATTGGGACAAAAAGAGCGGCGTCCCGGACGGCTATCGACCGCCATACGCATGGATTCTGCCGCTTGAAGCAGGAGCGCTTTCATCGCGCAATATCATTGAAGGCACCGGTACGTTCACCGCTTCCGGCGCAATGGGCGTGAACGCGGTTGCGGCGCTGACAGGTACGGGCTCCCTCTCCGCAACGGGCGCGCTGATTGTCTCGGCGGTCGCGGCGCTTACCGGCACCGGCTCCCTCTCCGGGAACCTCCAGGCCGTCCTGAACGCGGTCGCGGCGCTCACGGGCTCCGGGTCGCTTTCGGGCGCAATGACGGCATACGGAGCGCTCACGGCGGCGCTGGCGGGCGTTGGCGCGCTTTCCGCGCCGGGCTATGGCATCGGCCACATGGAAGCCGACATCTCGCCGTTCACCGAACTCTCGCCGGAGAACCTGGCGGCGGCCGTCTGGAGCGCCATCGCAGCCGACAACAACGACGTGGGCACGATGGGCGAGAAGCTGAACGACGCGGGCAGCGGTAGCAACCCGTGGACCGAGGTCATCGAGAATTCCTACACCGCCGCCGAGCTGCTGCGCATCATCGCCGCCGCGCTCGCCGGCGAACTGAGCGGCGCGGCCACAACGACCATCACGATTAAGGGAGTCGACGGCACGACCGACCGCATCATCGCCACGGTCGACAGCGACGGGAATCGCTCGGCCCTCACGCTCGACGGGGCGTAACCATGTTCTACAGCGACCGCTAGGCAAAAGAATGTTCGGTAACCGCTACTTCGCACCAAGGTACTTCGCAGACCGCTACTACCCACCGGTGGCGATCGTGGTGCCCCCGGAACCGGAACAGCCGGCGGTAGCCGGTGGCGTCCGGTTCTTCGCGCCTCGTGCCGTCCGCGGTTGGGCGAGAGTGGTCGCTCCTGCCGCGGAATGCCGCATCACCGCCCAAGTTGTGGCCCCGGCCATCCTGAGCGCCGAATGCCGTGCCCCCGCCGCGCTCCTCGATGGCATCGCGTGGGCTACTACACCGGCCACGCGCATCCGGGCCGAAGACGAACTTCTCCTGCTCGGCCTCCTCTAAACCGCTAACCCCGCCTCAATCCCACGCTTCCGGGTGTGAAGACGTTTCGCAAGAGTCTGCCCTTCGAACTGAAGGCGAGCAGCACGGGCGAGTTCCGTGCCGTCTTCGCCACGCTCAACGTCATCGACCACGATGGCGATGTCACCGTGCCCGGTGCGTTCAAGGATGGCGCTGAAGTCATCGTCGGCTCCTTCGGCCACAAGACGGCGGACCTGCCGGTGGGCAAGGGCATCATCCACGCGAACGACCGGGAAGCCGCGGTCGAAGGGCAATTCTTCCTCGACACCCAGCCGGGTAAGGACACCTACCAGACGGTGAAGAACCTCGGCGGGCTGGGCGAGTGGAGCTACGTGTTCAGCGTCCTGAAGCAGAGCTTCGGCGAGCAGGAGGGGCGCCAGGTGCGCTACCTCGAGGACATGAAGGTGTTCTCGGTCGACCCGGTCCTCGCGGGCGCGGGCATCGATACGCGCACCACGGATATCAAGTCGCTGGGCTTCGCCGAACACGGCGAGGAGGTCGCCGCCCTCGTGGAGGCGTACCTGGCGCGAGTGAAGGAACGGACGGCCATCCGTGGGACGGAAGGCCGGAGTTTGTCGGTTGCCAACTTGGCGAGCCTGGGTGAATTGGCGGAGTCGCTGAAGAACCTGTCGGGCGAGCTGGGGCAGTTGCTGCGGCCGAAAGCGAACGACGAGCTGGAGCTGGCATACCTCGCCGCCCAGCGCATTCTCGCCGGACTCCCGGCATAGGAGAAAAGCAGTGGTCTTCCAGGTAACAGTCGAAAACGAAGCCATGGCGGCGGGCCTCACCGAACCGATGGCGCGCAAGGCAATGGCCGAACGTGCCGAGGCGCTTCACGCCATCTTCGAAGAGGCTGGTAAGGAACTCGACCCCACGAAGGTCAAGAGCCACGCCTTCAAGGACGGGGCCGATATGGCCACGTTCATCCGGAACGCGAACGCCGAACTCAGCATCATCGGCAAGCGCGTCGGCGAGTTCGACGAACTCGACAAGATCCGCACGGACAACCAGAAGCGGCTCGATACCGGCAAGACCTTCCGGAGCGACCCCGGCGCGTGGGCCCCGAAGGGTGACGCCGCAGCCGAGCGCCCGGTCGTCAAGTCCCTCGGCCAGCTCTTCGCGGAATCGAAGGCGCTCCAGGCCGCGAAGGACCACCAGGTCGGCAACTTCACCCTCGAAGACGCCGATGCCAAGCAGCTCCTCCAGATGAAGGCGAACTTCGTCACGACCGCCGGCTGGGCGCCTGAATCGCTCCGCACCGGCACGGTCATCCCGGACGAGCAGCGCGAGATCGAAGTCCTCGACAAGATCCCGATGCTGCCGACGGGCATGGCGGCCGTGGTCTACATGGAAGAGACCACGTTCACCAACGCCGCGGCCGAACGTGCTGAAGCCGCCGCCTACGCGGAATCCGCGTTCGCGCTCACCCAGCGTTCCGTCACCGTGCGCAGCATCGGCACGAGCCTCCCTGTCTCGGATGAGCAGCTCGAGGACGAAGCCGGCGTCCAGGCCTACCTGGACCAGCGGCTGATGTTCGCGGTCCGCCAGCGCGTGGATAGCCAGGTGCTCGTCGGCGATGGGATCGCCCCGAACCTCGCGGGCACCATCAACGTGGCCGGCATCAACACCCAGGCGCTGGGCGGCGACACCGTCCTCGATGCGTTCTACAAGGGTCTCGACCTCGTGCGCGTCACG